GCGGGAAATGAACAGATGCCCTGATTGTAAAAATTCATTTTTACGTAAGTTTGTATGCACGACCTGCGGCGCTGAAAAGTTGTATGACGCGACTGTAGAGACACTCCGGAATCAACTCGCCGCCGCACAGAAGGATGCAGAGAGGTATCGGTGGTTGCGGGATGACAAACGCGGCAGGTCGTTGTCTGTGTCCTCACTTGCATTTGATGCAGAATTGAGCGACGCTGCCGTTGACGCGGCGATGAAGGAGTGCGGGAGAAAAACACATGAGAAATAATCTGGAGAAAGAGACAATTTTTGAAGCATTCATTGGAGCCGCGTGCGTTTTCGCTCTCCCAATTATCATTCTTTTTATTGGAGCTGCGTTTTCGTGAAGCAGCTGAATAAAAACGCATGATGAAAATCTGGAGATTATGGGCTAAAGCAATAGGCGAAAAGACAGGCAATTCTACCTCCGAAGCAGATAAAATTGCTTGCATCAGGACAGCAATTGCATTAGTATACATCATTACAAATCTGTTTATAATTATCGGTGTAATACATAATTGGTAAATACATGAAACCCAAAATATATCCTGTATTAGAAATGTGTATCGAGAACGGAATTTCTCTGGGATACAATCGTGCATTTAAACATAATGAAAATCCGACGATAGATGACATCAAAGAATCTATCCATAAAGCAATATCAGATGAAATATATGAATGGTTCGATCTAGAATAAATTATCTATCTTCGACACCCGAAGAGACTGTCTAGACGCATTTTAAGCGGTTTTTAGTGGCTAGGTAGGGGGTAAGTATCCTCGAAAACGAACCCTCTCTTAAAACGCGTCCTAGCGGTCCCCTTTCCCCTTAATAATCAATCACTTATAACCCCTTGTTTCTATTGATGTTTTTAATTATCAAAATAAGCCAAAATAAGCCTTGACAATTAGCCATCAACCCCTTATAATAGCTGTATGATAAATGAAAAAGGAAACGAAGTGAGCGAATATACCAAAGTTGAAATTCTGCAGTCGGAATATTCCGACTTTTATAAGGACGTGCATGGTTTTCGTCCGCGTAGTTCCACCGACGAGCAGTGGAATTCGGAGGAGTGGCTCCAGGGCGAGATCGACGGGCTCCATGAGTATCTTCAGATACTGGGTTCCACCCCGCAGGGTCGTATGCAATTGCGCGAGATGGGTTTCTGCACCAGCGACAAAGATTCCGACAAGGAATTCTTTGAGGCAGAGGCGCGTGATCGTGCCGAGGAAGAAGCCCGTTGGCACGAAGCGGATCGCATGGATGCGGTGTTGGCTGAACTGTTGGCCCCGCTGACCGAAGCGGAACAATTTGAAATGGAGATGAAATAATGAGTGAGCTTTATACATACGGTGTTTATCGTGCGGGTCGGTTGGTCTTTTCCAGTGAACCAATGTCGGAGGCTGACGCGGAAGGCGCGGCTGAGTGGATGCGCTTGCTGGAAGCCGACGACAGTGTGGTGGAAGTTAATGAATGTGAGCCGTATGAAGTGTATGAGTATGAACTGGAGACTGAATAGTCGTGGAAAATTATGTGAAGTGTTCTGCTTGCGGTGAGGATCATCCTATCGATAAGAAATATGTCGCCTTCGAAAACATTGAAGAAGACTTTCAGGGTCGGGATTTAGTGACATTTGTATGCATTACCCATCCCGGTCAATCGCAAAAATCACTTGTATACGGAAAACGATAAAATGCAAAAAATTGTAATCAATGCAGACCATGGCGGTTTCGGATTGTCTGACGCAGGAATGCTCAGATATGCCGAAATCAAAAAAATCGAAGATGTGAATACAATTCATATTTACGATATTTGTCGTGATGATCCAGTCTTAGTTCAAGTTGTAGAAGAACTAGGCAAAAAATCATTCGACAGATATGCAAAATTGCGCGTCGTTGAAATACCCGAAGGTGTTTCTTGGTTCATAGAAGAATATGACGGACTTGAACATGTATCTGAAAAACATAGGACTTGGTATTAATTATGAAAAAAGAACTAGACGAAGCACTCTGTGCAAAGTATCCGCTGATCTTTAGAGATCGCCATGAAAATATGCAAGTCACATGCATGTGTTGGGGATTAGACTGCGGCGATGGATGGTATAACATCATCGATGTTCTTTGTGGAATGTTGACTTCCAATTATCGCGAAGCTGAGTATCATTATAAATCTATCAAAGATAAACTCGGCATGGGTCGATGGCCAGGCGCCACTAAACTTGTTACGCAAGAAGATATCGATATAGCTAGATCAAAGATGGAAGAAGAAGCAATGAAGGTTCCGGTCGCAACTCAAGTTAAAGAAAAGTTCGGTGGACTTCGATTCTATGTTGATGGTTCCACTGATAAGCACGACAACTATATCTCGTTTGCAGAGAGTATGAGTTATCAAACATGCGAAAAATGTGGTGCGCCTGGTAAAATCTATACTGATGGTTGGCATAGAACTCTTTGCGATACCCATGCAGCAATGGATGGTAGGACTGAAGAATATAAGTGTGAGGAAAATTAAATTTGTTGGTTTTAACTGAGGAGATGATTGATGAGTAAATATACTATAAAATTAGAAGAAGATAAAAATGGAGAATTGATTCTTCCGTTATCTGATGAGTTGTTGAAAGAAGTGGGTTGGAAAGAAGGTGATACATTACAATGGAAAGATAATGAGGATGGAAGTTTCGGATTGACCAAAAAAAATGAAGCCATCGAAACCGAATGGGTTCTTGTAGAAGCTATATCACAATTTCGTGAGAGGTATGTTGTTGAGGTTCCGAAAGGAAAATCTGAATATGCTTTAGATACTGTGACCATGGATGAAGCAAAAGAATTCAGTCAAAAACATCTGGGCGAAACGATTGTCTCGTCTCGTGTTATTTCAGAGAAAGATGCATTGGATTTGTTTGACGAAGATAATGATTATATTAAAGATTGGGATGATGACAAAAAAATAGAATGCGGATTTACTCCAGCCGGATATTCAAAAGATGAAGAAAAATAATTATTAAGGGAATTATTATGAAGCGTAATGAAAAAATGAGCATGCTGGCTGATCTTTTGAAAAAAGGAAACAATCGATTCACCGTAGACGAATTGGTTGCGGCTGCTGGATCTGAGCGTGTCGCGCGAAGTTCTATTTGGCTATCACGTCATGATGCCGGAATTAAACTAGAAGCAGTTCGTGACGGTGGCCGTAAAGTAATTGCATATGTCAATTTGACTCCGCAACCTGTCGAACAAAAAGTTATCGCAAAACCAGAACCAATTAAACCAGTTTCTCAGCGATTCGAGGACGTAATGCGATGATTACATATCCAAAAAAATGTATAATCGGAATATGTGGTTCAATTGGTTCTGGGAAAGACACAGCTGCTGAATATTTGGTAGAATTTCATCATTTCACTCGATTATCTTTCGCTTCAGTTCTAAAAGACGCGTGTGCTGATATATTTGGGTGGGATCGTGCAATGTTAGAAGGAAAGACTGCTGAAGATCGTCGGATCAGAGAAGGTGTGGATGAATGGTGGGCATCGCGTTTACAAATCGATAACTTCTCGCCTAGATATGCTCTCCAATATGTTGGAACAGAATTATTTCGAAATGTTCTGCATAAAGACATATGGGTATTCGCATTGGAAAATACTATTCAGAAATATGATCGTGTTGTAATTTCTGATGTTAGATTTCCAAATGAAATAGATATGCTTCGACGCTTTGGTGGAAATATGTGGTCAGTTTATCGCGGCGAAAAACCAGAATGGTATGCATGTGCATTGAAACAGAATACTACACATGAAGATGAGCAATATATACTTTATGATCACGACGAAACTATGGAACAAAAGTATCCAGATGTTCATGAATCCGAATGGGCATGGATTGCGACTAAATTTGATTATGTAATTCGAAATGATAATAGTCTTTCCGACTTTTACGAAAAGGTTCAAATTGGTTATGCTAATATCTCTTCTTCCAATTCTTAAGGAAAATTGAAATGAATAGATTTATTTTACACTCAGATCCTATGATTGCAGCACAAATGCATTGCAATACTCATGTTGTGAAAATGATTCTTGAGGAAGCTCAAATGCTTTCTACTGCTCATCGCATTCTTGATGGTGTTTCTGAAGTTTCGTCTACGAAGACTGGGCGAAAGATTACTAGATGGCGCGTGAGTGACTCGCGCGAGGGAAGTCTATACAAAGCCACGCACGCAAATCATCCATGCTTGATATGGTGTCGCGCAACAAATTCAAATTACGAATGGGCGTATTCTTTATTTATAAATCTTTGTAAAGAATATACTAGTCGTTATGGAAGAATCCATATGACAGAAACTAAATTGTTGGATATATTGAAAGATGCGCCAAAGAATATTCCACAAGGACCTTTGACTAAATTTCCACAAGCAATGCCTGAAGACTGTAAGACAGAAGATTCTATAGAAGCGTATCGGAATTATTATTTATGTCATAAACAGAAAATTGCACGGTGGACAAAAAGAAATATTCCAGACTGGTTTTCTAAACAAGAGTTAGCTAAATAACATTATGCCTACATATACTTTTCAAGACACAACAACAAATATTCATGAAGATGTTTTTATGAAATATTCTGAGATAGAATCATATCTAACAAACAATCCTAACAAGATTAAGATCATTACAGCGCCAAGTATTATCTCTGGTGTTGAGAGTGGATCAAATAAACCCGATGAAGGATTTCGGGATATCCTTCGAACAATTAAAAAAAATAATAGAAGGAGCACGATCAATACATTTGATTGATAACGACTCTTTCACTAGCCCGAGGAGAAGTAAATGCAAGCATCAGTTCATTTCTTTGAAAATTCTGTTGAATCAAAAAAGAGGTTAAGAAAAAGAATTACAGAAGCATCTACGAATTTTTCGCTGCTTAAAGTAGATCCGATAACGGAAAATCAAAGAAAGACGTTTGAAGCATTTAGATCAAATAAAAATTTGATGTTGCATGGAGTTGCAGGAACTGGTAAAACATTTATATCATTATACCTCGCGCTAGAGTTAGCATTACTTGGTAAGAAAGATAGACCAGTAATGATTATTCGTTCAGTTGTTCCCACAAGAGATATAGGATTTCTTCCAGGCACCCTAGAAGAAAAGATTGCTGTGTATGAACAGCCATATCATTCGCTATGTTCTGAATTGTTTAATTTAAAAAACGCTTATTCAGAATTAAAGAAAAGAGGATTTGTAGAGTTTTCAACAACTTCATTTCTTCGCGGATTAACTTTCCATAACACAACAATCGTTGTTGATGAATGTCAAAATTTAAATTGGTATGAAATGGACACAATTATGACTCGTTGCGGAGACGGATGCAGAATTATATTCTGCGGCGATTTCAGACAAACAGATTTGAATAAACAAGATGAACGTGCAGGTCTCACCAAATTTATGAACGTAGTAAAATCTATGAACAGTTTTCAATTTATCGAATTCAATAGAGAAGATATTTGTCGATCTGAACTTGTGAAAGAATACATCAACGCTAAATTAAATTTTAATATAATGTGAAAAATAATATCTTGACAATTAACCATAAGTAGAGTATAATTATATTATGAATAAATTTAAACATGATCTTGTATCTCTTCCAGAAATTAAAGCAACTCAAACAGAGAACGGAAGATTTTATCTTGGATCCGGCGGACAGAAATATGCATCAGTAACAACTGTTCTCGGCCGACGAGCAGAAAAGAGAAAATCTCTAGCTGAGTGGCGCTCGCGCGTAGGAAGTGAAAACGCGAATAGAATTTCTGGAAGGGCAGCTAGACGAGGAACGTCTGTTCATAAATTAGTCGAACGGTTTGTTATGAACGAGGAGATAGATCGACATAAAGAAATGCCACTAAATATTGAAATGTTTAGATCTCTTGAACCAATTATAACAGAAAATTTGAAACTTGTTCGAGCAGTAGAAATTGGACTGATATCAGACACACTAAGACTGGCTGGAAGAACAGATGTAATCGGAACGTGGAAAGAATCTAACGCTGTAATTGATATTAAGACTTCTACTCGTGCGAAAGAAGAATCATATATACTTGATTATTTTTTACAGTGTACCGCATATGCAATAATGTTCGAAGAAGCTACTGGTATAAAAACACCTGATATTGTTGTAGCAATCGCTGTAGAAGATGATAAGCCTCAAATATTTGAAAAAAAACGCGAGGATTATGAATCAATTTTGATGGATTTTTTGAAAAGATATAATAAATAGATTACTTGTCAACGAATCTATTGTTCGCGCGTTATATATATGTTGATATTTGTTTTATATTATGATATGATATTACAATCACTAAGGAGTTGCTTATGAAATCATTTATCGCAATTATCGTTACCATGTTTGCTTCACAAGTTTTTGCCGCAGATGCACCTAAAGTAGAAGCAAAGAAAGACGCTCCTAAAGCTGAAGTTAAGAAAGAAGAAGTGAAGAAAGACGCTCCTAAAGCCGAAGCAAAGAAATAAAAATATTGCTGTATGAAGTGAAGTAAAAGATGTTCTGGACGCGGGGGCAGTACCCGCCCAGTCCACCATAAATTATATTGACATGAAAGTGCTAAGAGCGGAATTGTATCCGACACTCAGTATAATTTATAATGGGCTGGAAATAGTTTCGACAGGGCAGACGAGTAACGGAACAGACAGCACGTCAGGCGATCGACGTAAATGAAGCAAAACTCGAAATGCAAACGACGCATTTTACAATGAGGATCTTAAGCTAGCCGCTTAAACCTTACGAGGATTTGCAGGTTGTTCCTTGTCATCAAAACAACCTGTGTTTTTCATTTATTATTCCTAATCGTATAGAAGACAGGAGTGATTTTGTCCAAAGAAGAGGAGGAAACAAAAGATGAAATATTTCATCGGGTTTTTATTGGGCGTCTTTTTAGTGATATCATGTACTCAATCTCCAATGTCAGTCAGCGCACAAGAAACTCTTAAAGTAAATTACAAACATATGGTGTGTATGGCCAAGGCAATATATTTTGAATCCAGAAATGAACCACTAGTTGGACAATTAGCTGTCGGTCTTGTCGTAAAGAATAGATCTACGAGCAATATATTCCCAAAGGATATATGTTCAGTTGTTTATGAAGGACCACAAGACAATAAAGGAAAGCCCATTTTAAATCGCTGTCAATTCTCTTGGTATTGTGATGGTCAACCGGAAAAAATTTTAGACAAAACTAAATGGGATCGCGCATTATTTTTGGCTAAAATTATTTTGTCGGATAAAATTTTTGATTTTACTGATGGTGCTCTATTCTTCCATAGTATATCTGTAAATCCCCAATGGAAATTAAAAAGAATTGGATCTATCGGTAATCATATATTCTATAAGAAATATTCATAAAAACACCTTGACAATTAAATTATATTGGAGTATAATAATCTTATGGAAGAATTAAGCGAATTGAATTTCATCACCCAAGAAAAATTTCTTGATCTAGTCGAAAAATGTGTGAAGACAAAAAAGATGTCTTACATGGAAGCGATCGTATACGTTTGCGAAGAAATTAAATTAGAATATGAAAGTGTTCCAAAATTGATCAACATCAAAATGAAACGATTGATCAAGAACGAAGCAATGTCCAATAATATGTTGAAAAAGAAAAAGTCTGCAAGGCTGCCAATTTAAATA